GATCTTTACCGCCGATATCAAAAAGCTTATTAGATTTAATAGACTTTTTGACAAAGGTGAATGAATCCCGGTTTAAGGATGACAATAATGCTTTTAGTTCTCCCGGTTTCGGCTCCTAAGCTGCGATCGGTCAGGGTGTCTTTAATGTAGTGTTGGATCTCAAAGGTAGATGAGGCATTAACTACGGAAATCCGTAGTGAGAAATGCTACGATAATGTCACGTTCCAAGTTTTTACCATGTTCACCGACTTAACCACTGCGCTCGCGATCGCCAAAGCCAACCTCGGTGTCACCGGAACAGATCGCGATGCTGAAATCACCGCTTTATTAGAAGCGAGCGCGGGAACAGACGCCAATGGCACAACCAACTATCGCCCTTACCTGGTGGCGGCTTACTTCTTACCGCTGTGGGGCGCGATCGCTAGGCAACAATTAATATCGGCTGATGGTGCTACTTGGCTTAAGCCAAAAGACTTTGATCCATTAATTACCTCTCTCCTTACTCTTCAAGAGAGCGCTGATTGTGGTTTGACTATTGACGAGTGCTGGAGTACAGACAATTTAAGAGAAAGGCTGCTCTGTGGCTGTAAAGCTGAGACTGGGGAGATAGCGGTGGCATTGCTTGGGGCGAATGTAATATGACGGAACTAAGGACAGATACGGAACTAAGGACAGATTCACTGGCGCTCGCGGAAACATTCGCGGCTATTTCCAATCCTTACACCGGAATAGGTACAACCCGCGCCAAAACCCAGAATGCCACGGTTAGCACCCGATTACACCGCCTATCTAGAGAAGCGCTAGAGGTGCTGCCATATAAGGATGAGCTTCTCGGAAAAGCTATTTGGTTGTACCCGGAATCCGCCGCCAAAGCGGGGTATGATATCCACATTGCCAACGACGCCACGGGCGATGAACTACCAGGCTTGATGAAACGCTATTTGGAAGAATTGGGAGAGAGAGAAGACCAAACCGAGGCTGAGGCTGAAGCCGAAATTTATGGGTTATTAGAGGCATTCTGTATCGCTTCTATTTTGGCACGGCAATTCGGCAAGGCTTACATATTGATGGGCATTGACGACGGTCAAGATTTCTCAGAACCTGTCGCTAAAGACAGTGTAAGAGCAATCCGTTGGCTCCAGGTGTACGACGGCTGGGAAATGCATCCAGAGTATGATGGGGTGCGCTCGCGGAAACCTACCCACTACCGCTTATACTCTTTAGACTCCAAACAATACGGGCAGAAAATACATCGTTCCCGTTTACTCTCGTTTTGGGGGAATCGGATTTATAGCCGCCGTCGTTTTCTGGGAGCAACTGACTACGGGGTTAACGATGATGGCGTTAGCATCATTCAAGCGATGTTTGATGCCTATTCAGAATGGATTCAGGGGGTCAAGTCGGGGTCAGCGATGCTGGCTGATTACGATGTTTTTACTCTGGGGATGAAAGGTTTGGGGCGGTTGCTCCTCGAGGATAAGCAGAAGGGGACGAATAAGAATCAGGAAGCCATAGCTAATCGAGCGCTCGCTCTTGATATGGGAAAATCGACGGTTCGGGGAATCTACTACGATTTAGAGAATGAAGAGCCTGGGGCTGTAACCCGTACTTATTCCGGTGCTGATGCGATTATGGAAACCTTGGAGAGGCGATGGGTGGCAGTATCGGGTGTTCCAAAGTTTAAACTGTTTGGGGAAATTGGTAGCCAGGGGCTAACTAATAATCAAGGATTGGCGATGCGCTCAGAATGGGCGATTTTAACTCAGATCTTCGCACACCGATGGATACCTAATCTCAAACGCATTCTCTCCTACGGATTTTTAGCCAAAGACTCACCCACCAAGGGAAGATTGCCTGATAACTGGTCTGTTTCCATTCCCTACGATTTACCGATGACTGATAGCGAGCGCATGGATTTTGAGGATAAAGCGGCAAGCAGAAGCAAGAAGCTTGTGGATATGGGTGCCATTACCCCAGAGGAGGTCCGCACCGGGTACGAGGGTGCTGAATTTTCTGGCGATTACGTTCTCACTACGCGAGAATCCTCGCGTAGTGAGAAAAAGCAACGGACTGATTCAACTGAGATACTTAGTGATGAAGAGTGGGACGCGCTCGCTGAGGTTAGTGCTGCTGACTTTGTTGAAGTCGCCAATAGCCTCACTTCGACTTCGCTCAGTGACTAATTGCAACCTATGCAAATGCCATGAAAAGCTTGCCAGCCCCAAGATAGACTAAGGGGATGGAACTGCTCAGACTTGATAAGTTTAGCCCGTTACCGTGGCAAAAAAAGCCAGACGGTAGATACTGGACGCACGTCACGCTAGGTGAAGTTGGCGTTCCTTTGACGTATCTATCTGTTGATGGCAAAAAACATACTGAGGTGGTGACAGAAAAGGGCTTATTTAATGATGATTCAGTGCGCTCGCTGGCTGGACTTCCTATCCTTTTAAAACACCCCAAAAACAGGCGATACAATTTAAATCGGGATGGATTAAAAGTTGGGCATTTACTGGGGGAAGTAGCCAAAGAAGATGGCAAGCTAATTGCTGAAGCTATTGTTGATGACTATCGGGCAGTTTCAATTATTGATAGCCTGTTGGCTAAAGGGGAAAGTCCGGAAGCCAGTAGCGGCTATTTACTATCTGACCTGCGAGCGCGGTCAGACGGCGTTTATGAGCAAATCAGGGGCGTATATGATCATGTAGCAACCCCGCTATTCCCCGGACAGGGAAGAGGTGGGCAGAACTTGACCTTAAGGTTTGATTCAGGAGACGCTGTAGTAGAACCGCTGTACTTTCTGTTTAATACTGATAAAAAGGAGACGGTAAATGTGAGTGATTTGATTGTAAGGATTGACGAAAAAGACCAACGAATACTCAAGGATGTATCAGATGAGGCGGCGAGCGCGATTAATGCGCTGCAATCCCGAATTGATACCCTCACCTCTGACTTAGAGGGAGTGGAACAGTTGGCAGAGGAATTACAAACGAAAAATGACCAACTCCAGGGACGCCTAGATGCAACTGAAACCCAGCCTCAGACAGACTCACAAGACATAGAGGAGCAAGTCCAGGCGCGGTTTGACGCCTGGAATGAGGTGATTCCGGTCGTTGGTGCGGATAAGCTCCAAATCGACGCCAAACTTTCCCCATCTGAAGTGAAAGCGGGCGCGATTAAACTCATCAACCCCAATCTCAATTTGGATGGAAAATCTGAGGGATATATTGAGGGATTATGGGAAGGGATTAAGAATCAGTCCCCCCCACGGAAAACAGACACTTTCCTGAACAATACTCGCACTGATCAGGGAGAAAAGAAAAATCCCGCGCTTGCATACACACAGGCTTATAAGAATAGGAGGCGTAATTAATGCCAATCACAAATTATGATTTAATGATTGACAAAGAGTACCTACCAGGTACTCTAATTACTGCAACTGGGGGAACAGTTCAGACCCGATTTAATAACACGGGAAATATCCTGTTTTTTGGCTTGGGAGTCGTTACGGGGAGTGGCGAGCGCGTAATCGCTTTGCCTAGCACCGCTAACGACAAATTTGAAGGGGTGCTAATGCATACCAACACTTACGAGGCAAGGGAAGGATACAGCAAGGATGCTACAACCGGGTACTATGGCTACCCAGATAAGCGAGAAGTAAGCATTATCCGCCCTGGTGAATTTGCTCAGGTAGCAGTTTTTGTTGATAGTGCGACGGCGATTAACGACCCTGTTTATGTTCGCTATTCTGCAACCCCAGGGACAACCGGGTTAGCCGGATGCTTTAGGCAAGACGACGGAACAACCACCGCTCTTGAGGTGACGGGCGCTCGCTTTATTAAAGTTGTTGCCGCTCCCACTGCGGGTGAAATGGCGATTAGTTGGGTTGAATTTAGTTAATTGGAGGTGAAGAATGCCTGTAACGTTTGACTTGTATGACGAGCTGACTCAACGGATGGACAAAATCCTTGAGCCTCGCTATCGCGCCATGTACTTTGAGAACGGCGATTTAATCCCAACGATGGCGGATTTAGAGCCAGGGGTTAAGGAGCTGGCGTATCCCCGCATGGAAGAAATCGGGGATGCTGCGATTATGGGAGATGCCGCTAGTGATATTCCCATGATCCAAATAACAGGGGACATTGACAGATACCCGATTTATATGATTATGTCCGCCTTCCCCGTTACTTTTCAGGAATCTAGAATGTTATCGCGATCGCAAATAGATAGCTTCCAGCGACGGATGACAGCCGCGAGACGGGCAATAGCCCAATACACGAACAAGGTTACGGCGTTGGGATTGACAACGCTTAATTTTCCTGGAGCGCTGACAAATTCGCTAATTACAACGGATAACTCGGCGGTAAATATTTACACGTCAGATTACCAAACTGTCCTAGACTTCTTTGTTAGTATAATTAGAAGCCTGACAGACAATTATGTGACATCTACGCCTACGGACATGGTTGTAAATGTCTCCGTTTGCAGTCGCTTAATATCTCTAGAAAACGCACAAGGTACGCGCAACGTTAAAGAGCGACTAGAGGAGATATTCCCTGAATTATTAATAACTGAAACCAAGGAGATGGAAGCCGCCCAAATAGATGGAAGCGGTATTACCAGACCGGGAACAGGAAAGGATCGGATATTTTTGTTTCCTAAAGAGGATATGGTATTGAACCGCCATATTGAAGCAACTGTGGCGGCGCTCGCACCTGAGGAATTTGTGCGTACAGCAACAGTCAAAGGGCAGCTAGCACGAGTTTACCCAATGTTTTCTTGTGTGTCTCCTTCAATTTTTGATTATCCTGATGATTGCCGCTATATCGATATCCCAGCTAAATCTTAATTATGATAGTAGAATTTAATCCCAAGTTAATCGGTATAAGCGGCAATCATGTTCTCAGCGGACAAGATGAAAAAGGTGGGTTTTGGCGAATCACGCTAAAGCCTGGATTAAATGATTTAAGTGACTCTCAAATTCAGAAGCTTAAAGCTTTTGACGGACTTGAATCTTACACTGAACGCAATGCAATTATTTTCAGGGAATCTGCTACAACAAGTTTCTCTCGGACGGCTGAACTAGAGGCTTTGTGGGAATCTCAGGGGTACACGGCTATCAGCAAAATAGCAACAGACTACGGTATTCCTAAGCCAACTACAGGATGGAAAGATGCAATCCCCTTGATTGTGCAGTACGAAGCCGAAACCAAGTAGTTAGACTGGCTATGGCGACAGTTACGGTAGATGCTTTACCAGAGATAACCTTTGATGTGCGATCGCGGCGATGGAGATACCGCGACTCAAAGGCATTTGCACCAATGGCAGCGGTGCGGACTCAAGCCCAAAGGTACGCCACAAGGGAAAAGCAGGTGCTGAGACGCATTGGGCAAGACTACTCTGAAGGAAAGATTGATTTAGAGACATTCCAGCGTCAAGCTGCCCAAACCGTCAAGCACATACATTTAGCGGATATGGTGCGAGCGCTCAACAAGCAAGAGCAACTAACACCTGACAAGTTTTTACTGGTAGCCCGGAATCTTAAACAGCAATACCATTCTGGCAAAGACCCTTTAACAGGGGATAGGTTTGGGCTGAAATATCTGGCTCAGGACATGGCGGCGGGTAAAGTATCGCCAGCACAACTACTCAATCGCCTCAGTATGTTCGGGGAGTCGGGAAAGGTGACATTTTGGGGGACAAAAACCGCGCTCGCGACTGGTGACGGGAAATCTGAAGCGATGAGGGTGTTGGGAGCGGCAGAACACTGCCAGCACTGCCCGGTATATGCGGCTCTGGGGTGGGTTCCTTTATCAGAATTAATCTTGCCAACTCAGCGATGTGAATGTCGCACCAACTGTAAGTGCAGTGTGAGGTACAGGTGATTACAATCTCTCAATCGCTTACAGGAGCTTTATATTTCCGCCAAGATGAGCGGGTAGTTTGGATTAGCCGTAGGGAGTATAAGGATGCGATCGCAAGCTTCAATCAGCGTTTCAATACCGATTACAACCCCAATCAGCCCAGAGATGCCAGGGGAAGATGGACTTCTGGTGGTGGCGGCAGTCGGGGGGGCGGTCGGGGAGGCGGTGGTGGCAGTCGGGGAAGTAGTCGGGGAGGCGGTGGTGGACTAGCCAATAAACGGGTATCTGAATTACAAGAGATAGCCAAAAAAGAAGGAATTGATGTAGAATCTTTATCCTACAAAAACCGTAAATCGGTATTGACCAAGGCAATTAAAGTTAATCG